GTAGGAGCAATAATTAATAACCACAACAACTTCCTCCTTTATCCTCTTTTCACATAAATCTTTGGATTTAATCTTCTTACTCCATAATAATACCAATCACACTTACCACTTAACCAATGGTGGGGAGAACAGCCTCTGATTGGTTATATTTTGGGACAGGTAGGTAGTAATATCTATCTGTCCTTTTTATTTTAATGCTCCCTTAGCTCAGTGAATAGAGCAATTGCCTTCAAAATATTTCTGTGAAGAAATAAACAGGAGTGCATAGGCGAGAAATCCCTATGTAGAATCTCCTAAATTCGGTGGAAATCCTTGGCAAGATGTATAAGTCCCATGTATGGCAGCATCCCAAGTGGTACACTAACCAATAATGTGTAAGGAATATACCGAGCGAAAACAGGTTAAATAGTGGATAAATATTAGCACATTATCTGCAATACTCTCGCAAAGAGTTTTAACTTATAATCGTGTAGAGACTGAACGGGAGATACCTAAGTTGAAATTATAAAGAATCAAGGTACGGAAAACCTTATAAAAACCAGTGTAAAATCATGATTCTTTATTACTTGCAAGAATTTCAATATGGTAAAGAGACAGTCCAGACCACAACAGACATTTAATATCCTAAACAAGAAGTAAAAACATGGGGATGTTACCAGAGGAGCAACTGCTTCTAAAAGTTCTTGTGCTGTAGGTTGCTTTTAGTATTAATTGTTTGGCTATAGCAATATAGAGTGGTAGGCTAAGCAATGAGTCACAGGTTTGAATCCTGTAGGGAGTACTATTTCATGTTATTTAAAGGGTTAGTTGAGAGAGAAGTAGGGAGAGGTAGAGGTAGTTAATACTTTTATCTTTCCCTTTTCTTTTTTACAGCTAACCACATATCAAATTATTTAACCCTTTAATTTATGAACGCAATGCAATTAGCAATTAGGGATATCAAGAAAGAGCTTGAATCCCAGGACAAGGTATTTATTGCCTATAGTCCAAAGATTACCCATGAGGTAAGATTCTTAGTAACAAACCAAATAAAAGAACAATTAAAGAAAGGGAGGAAAAAGAGATGATAAACATCAATAACAATCACCTGAAAACACATGCACAATTAGTTGCATCTTGTTTCTTTATGAAGGAATCCAAGTGCGTTGACTATGAAAATTACGAACATTATTATAAAAATGGCAAAGTTTAAAGTAGGAGACATTATTAGAAACACTCTCAACGAAGGTGCTCTCAACTATGCAGAAATATATGCCATAGATGAGCAATACTACTATTGTAAGATACTAAGAGGTACAGCTATGATACCTATCAGTGCAGAATCAACTTATGAAAAAAGAAAGAAAGATGAAAGAGTTAATGCAGATCCTTACCTTTACTAAAATGTTCAGGTGGGACTATAACTTTGAGGAAAAGAAAGTCATACGTTTGTTTTTCATACTGTCAATAACTATGGTATTAGTTAGTTTGGCAGCCATATTCATTTAGTTTCCATTTTACTAAGACAGCCTCATGTATTTGGGGCTATCTTTTTTATTTCCAAACAATTTATTCATTTAATTTTTTATCTAACATGGCAAAAAAAGCAAAAAAAGCTACTAATGGTGCTAAGAGAGTTGTAAAAAGATGGACACAGTCTGAAGATGCATTGCTTTGTAAACAAGTAAAAGCATTTCCTCAGAATCTGAACAAGTGCTTTTTAATGGTATCTGAGATGATAGGCAGAACACCTGCAGCATGTGCTTCAAGATGGTATAAAATCTCTGTAGATCCTAATATTGCACCTTTCTATGGTTTTGTAACAGAGACGTCATTCTCCAAAAACAGAAAAGGGGGCAAAGGAATGCCTCACAACCCTAGTATATTTAAGCGAATTCTTAAGCTGTTAGGTTTCAATTAATTTAATCCGTACCTTTATGCTTAATTTAAACACAGTAGAAGCATTAATTGGTAATCTTAAGAGCAGAATTGATAAGTATTCTGATAACAATGAATATTCCATTGGTTATAAGGATGCTCTCAATGATTGTCTGTATGACATCAGAATTGCTTTTGATGATACCATCTCTCAAGAAATGCTTGAGACAATGCCTACGGAAGAACTTTTAAATCTGTTTGCAGAACAGTTTAAATCAACAGAACATTAATAATATGACAAGAGAAGATATTTTTGATTTATGCCTTGAAAAAATAGATAAAGAAGGCAGCAATAACTGTCTTTTAATGGAACTGGCAACAGGATTTGGAAAAAATTAGCAACTGGTTTAGAAAGACTTAATGTGTAACTAAGTCAGTGGCTAATTACAATTGTTACACCTATATTTGTGTATAGTTTTAAATTATATATAATATGGGTAAATGGTTGTTTAATAGTTTGTTTCCAGAAGACAATGTTACTTATAAAGAGAAATTGATAGAGTGCGTTAATAAACAAATGTCAGGTCACCAAATAGCTAAAAACTTAGGAGTTGATTATACATGTGTACACAGATGGTTAAGAAAATTAGGACTAAATCTCCCTAATTATCACAATGAACTTAAATTTGATAATACTGTTTTCGACACTATAGATAACGAAGAAAAAGCATATTGGCTTGGTTTTATGTATGCTGATGGTTACATATCTTCTACTAATAATAGTGTGGAGTTATCCTTAAAAGGAGAGGATTTCGATCATTTGGAAAAATTTAGAAAATTTTTAAACTATGATACTGTTATTAAAAAAAGTAAGTCCAAGTGTGGGAAGAAGGAGTTTAGTAGATGCCGGTTAACCATGACAAATAAACACTTTCACAATTCCTTAATTAATAAAGGCTGTGTTCCTAATAAATCTTTAATTCTTACTTTTCCCAATTTATCTATATTTAGTTCTACAGATTTAATTAAACATTTCATCAGAGGATATGTTGATGGGGATGGTTCTGTAGTAATAGCTTCAACTGGTTATAGTAGATTCGAAATAGTTGGTACTAAAGAATTTTTAGCAGGAATAAAAGAACAATTTCCGGGAGTATTTTCAAAGTCATATTATAAAGATAAAAGAAAGCTCTGTTCAAACACTTATTTTCTTTCTATTTCTGGTAAAAAAGCAGCTAAATTTGGAAATGCGCTATATAAAGACGCTACTATTTATTTACAAAGAAAATACAACAAATTTATAGAAAATAAATATGACGAGAGAAGACATTTTGAAAGAATGCACACATTCTCTGAAAAAAAGCAACTGTGTTATACTAGAGCTACCAACAGGCTTCGGTAAAACAGCGATATCAATAAAGATGGTTAATCATCTTGTTGCCAATTATTATCAAGGTAAGAAGACTAAGATGCTTCTCCTTGTAGCAAAGACAGTTCACAAACAGACATGGAAAGATGAATTTAAGAAATGGGGTGGTATCAATGTTGACAAAGTGGTCATAGAATGCTATGAATCACTTAGGAAACATGCAGGAGAAATCTTTGATTTCGTTGTAGCTGATGAAGTACATCACATAAAGAGTGAGATAAGACTTGATCTTTTAAGTACTCTTAAATACAGCTATATGATAGGTTTGTCTGCTACCATCCCTAAGAAACTGAAACAGTATTTTATGTTTCATTATAGTGCATCTGTAGTATCTTGTGATATAACAGAGGCTATAGAGAGTGATGTACTGCCAGAACCTGAGATACTGTTGTTCCCTCTACATTTAAATAATATCATTAATTCAGAGACAATTGAGATAAATCCCAAAGTCAAAGGTAGGATATATTTTGGTACATATAAGGATTTAAGAATGTATAAAAGCAGGAAAGTCCATGCTATTCTGCAATGCACTCAGAAGCAAAAGATGATTGAGATGAACAAACTCATAGATTGGTATAAAAACACCTATATGAGAAAAAGAAGTAAGATTCTTGAGAATCTATGGCTCCATGAATGTGGCAAAAGACTTGAATTTCTTTCTTATTGTAAGAATAACCTGGTTCTCAGTATCCTTAAGAAACTCCAAAGATATAGAACTATTACATTCTGTAAGACAATAGAACAATGTGAGTTACTTGGCAAGAATTGCATACATTCAAAGAATAATAAGGCTACAGATGTATATGACAGGTTTAATCAAAGAAAGTTAAATCATATCACTGCTGTCAATATTCTTAATGAGAATGCCAATCTTGTAGATTGCAAGTATGCCATATTTGCTAATTTGTCTTCTTCAGATGTAATTATTCCCCAACGTCTTGGAAGATCTATGAGACATAAAAAACCAGTCATCATAGTACCTTATTATGTTAATACAAGGGAAGAAGAGATTGTCAAGAAGATGTTCAAGGATTATGATAGAAGATTTTTAAGAACAATTTATTCAGTAGATGAAATAGTATGAAGATAACATTGGATAAGAAAGTATGTCTAAAACACAAACTTTCTCCTGTAGAGACCATGATTTGTCTTGCTGTCAGAGATTCACAAAACTTCGAAGATATTGTGAATAATCTGATTAACAGACAGGTTTTAGTCAATTATGGGGGAAAGTTTATGATTACACAACATTGGAATGATGTTGTGGATGAGATATTGGCAGACTCTTCTGGTAAGGTAGATAAGACTGATGAGGAACTGCTTAAATTAGCAGTTAAGATTCAGGAATGTTTTCCAAAACAGAAAATGCGTGATAAGTTTGGCAGGGAAACTAACTTCTATTACAGATGCAATAGGACAGAAATCAAAGGAGCTCTTAAGAGATTCTATGAGAATAGTGCCTATAAGGATGCAACTGAGGAAGATATTATAGATGCTGCCAAAAGATATGTAGCTTCTTTCAAAGGAGATTATAATGGTAAGATGCGTCTTGCCAAATATTTCATTTGGAAGAATGATGTAAAACCAAAAGGCGATGGAACAGGATATGTAGAACCACTGTCTGACTTAGAGACTTTCCTTGAGAATAAGGAGAGTGAGGAGGAGGTTGTTACTAATTCTGATGATTGGCTTGCAACTGTGAGAAATTGATTATTATGGGCTTAATTGACAGAGTACTAGATAACTTAGAAGAAAGAAGAGAGAGGATTATTAGTGGAGGTATTAACTGTATACCATCTCCATTCAAATCTTTCAGAAGTGATTTTCCTGGAATAGAACAAGGTAAATATTATCTTGTATCGGGAGGTTCAAAGGCAGCAAAGACTCAAATAACCAGTTATCTCTTCTTATATACACCTATATTATATGCATATTATCATCCAGAACAAGTAAGGATACAAATATTTTATTTTCCTTTGGAAGAAACTCCTGAGAAGATTACTGCAAGATTTATGTGTTATCTCCTCTATGTTCTCTCAGGAAAGAAAATAAGGTTGTCCCCACTACAATTGGGTTCTATAGACAAAGATAACATTGTAGATCCTGAGATATTAAATCTTTTAAATAGCCCAAAATATAGGGATATACTTGATTTCTTTGAGGAACATGTACATTTCTTTTCTGACAGGAATCCAACTGGTATCTGGAAGGTAGTAAGTAAATATGCAGATGAAGCAGGTATTATTCACAGAAAATCTGCTATTGTCGAAAATAAAAAGACAGGTGTTAAGCAGGAAAAGGAGGTATTCGACTATTATGAGCCCAAAGATCCTGATGAATACGTAGAGATTATAATTGATCATGCATCATTATTAGAGAATGAAAGAGGTATGAATGACAAGGAGAAAATAGATAAAATGTCGGAATATCTCATGATTCTCAGAAATAAGTACAGTTATATTCCTGTATTGATTCAGCAACAGAATGCTGAAACATTAAGTCTTGATGCTTATAAAGCAAATAAAATCAGACCTACTAAAGCAGGTTTGGCTGATTCCAAGACACCAGGTAATGACTGTTCAGTAATGTTGGGTATTACCAATCCATTCTCATTTGAATTACCAAATTATCAGAAATATGACATAGTCAAGCTAAGAGGTTATGCCAGATTTTTGGAAGTAGTTCTTAACAGAGAGGGAGACAGTAATGGACTGTTAGCTTTGTATTTTGATGGTGCAACTAACTTCTTTACACCATTACCTAACCATAATGATGCAACTAATCTTCAGAAAGTCTATGACCTAGTTCAGAAGAATTCAAATCCTACGGCTAAGTAATTTATTTTATTTTTTATAGTAGAAATTATAGCAATTTGCCCATGATTTATGTCATGGGTATTTTTGTAGTCACTAACATTTAAAGAGTAGAAGTATTTAATGGCAACTATTATTGCAGTTTTAGGTGCCTCTGGTGATGGTAAGACAACATCAACCATTATTAATCCGGATGGCAAGTTTGATCTTGAAAATTATCAAGGTATGAATCCGAAGAGTCATTTTATTATTAATTTGGATAGAAAGACTCTTCCTTTCCCTGCTGGTATGTGGGATACCGAGCATAAGAATTATATGGAACCTTCTACATTTGAAGGTATTCGTAAAGCTTTGGAGTATTGTGCAAAGAATCCTCAGATTAAATCAGTATCTATTGATACAGTGAATATCTATTTGGCAATGAAAGAGTTTAATGACAGAAAGAAAATGTCATTTGATCAATGGAGAGATATTGCTAACGATGTTATTGAACTTAACATCCTGTGTAACACAACTCTCAGACCTGATCAAATAGTCTATATCTTCGGTCATACCATGCTTCAGACACAACAGGATGGTACAGAAAAATTAGTATTCTCTGTTATTGGTAAAAAATTGACTAAGACTCAGCCAGAAGGTTTTTATCCTATCGTGTTGATGACAAGGGTAGAGTATGGAGATGATGGGGATAATAAATATTATTTCCAGACTAAAGCCAATCATTCCTCTGCCAAGACACCATTGGGAATGTTTAAAACTTTTGAAATTCCCAATAGTCTTAAATTGGTTGATGATACAGTAAGAGCTTATTATAAGCTTGATGAAAAGAAAACTAATAATGCTGCATAAGCAGTAAAGAAATAACATTAATAACTTAAAATTTATGGAAAAAAGAATTTCTTACTTTGAGTTTCAAAGTGCAAAGAGTATTGCAAAGGCAAGTGCAAGTATTGTAGCTAAGCGTGATAAGGCTGAAGCTAGTATTAAGAAGGCGCAGGAAGAGTATGAGAAATGGGATCAGCAGATTAAGGCTGTTGAGAAGGGTATTCAGGAGCTTACTGGTTTCAGGGTGGAACAATTGGTAAAGAAAGTTGTAGAGACTGGTATTGATGCCAAGACAGGCAAACAGACTAAATCCACCAAGTATGTTCCTGCTGATATTGTTACCTTCGATGAGTCAACAAGACAGTATATCATCAACATTCCTGATGAGAATGAATCTGATGGAAGTGAGGGAATGGAAGCTGTTGTTCCTCCTACAACTGAAGATGGTCCAGGTACTGATTTTGATGAGGATATGCAGACGGTATCACAGAGTGACGTTGATCCGCTTGACATGAGTATTTTCTAATTAATTTTTTAACTTATAATTATAAAACTTAGCATGAATAATTACGTTTTTCTTACTATTGGTAAGACACAAGAGTCCACAGAGGCTTCACAGGGATTTAAGAGATACATTGGTGTAGGTAGTGCCTATGTTGTGGCAGTTAATCCAACCAAGGAGGAACTTGAGAAGATTGAAGGCAGGGAGATTGTAAATATGCCTGACTATGTGGTAGACACAGAGGATGGTAAAGAGGCAAGGGTTATGTTTGTTGTAAAGACTGACCCAGAGTCTAATGGAGGTATTGAATTTACTCAGAGAGTAACATTTACCCTCAGGAATGAGCCAGATTATAACAGAGATAAGACTTCTGTCAGAGTAATTGACAGATTTGGTAATTCTGCAAGAGTCAATGTGGAGGATGCTAAGAATGGTGTCAAACTTGCAAGCAATCTTAAGATTGACCAGACCAAATATAGAATGGCATGTCGTGGAGAGGTTGACTTGGTTTCTTTCCTGAAGACTTATCTGTGTGTTCCATCATCATTAAATTATGTAAATGGTACATGGACTGTGAAGGATAATGCTGATGCAGACTGTCTGTTTGGTCTTGATGAGATCAAGAAGTATTTCCAGGGAGATTTCTCTGAGGTTAAGAGCGCTATCAAACTTCAGCCAAACAATAAGATTAAGTTGCTCTTTGGTGTAAGGACTGCTGATGATAACAGACAATATCAGTCTGTAGCAGCAAGAGCAGACTTCTTTCTAAGAAACTCTGCAGGTTCATCTGCTTTGAATAAGTTGGAGAAAGACCTTAAGAATGCAAAGGATAATGGGGCTTTCCCTACAACAGAGTTTGAGGTGTGTGAGCTCAAGGAATATGAGGTTCAGCCTACCAATCTTGAGAATAAGCAGGCTACAGCCAGTACAGATTCATCTGATGACATGCCCTGGGATTAACTAAATATATACTGTAGAGAGTTAGCGGGATTTTTCCTGCTGCTCTCTTCTTTTTTCTAACCCTTTCCAATAAAGACAGTCTATGGTAGTAGGTAAAACTTCTTCAAGCATATCAAAGACAGAGATATTCAGCAAGTTTACAGAGGCTGAAGTACTTTCTACTGTATTTCCTCAGATAACATCCCTTCCGTGTCTCATTAATTCACCGTTAAGAGCTGATAATCATCCTTCCTTTAGTATTTATGTGAATAATAACGGTAATATTAGATACAAAGACCATGCTACTAACGAGAGAGGTAGCCTGCTTGATCTGTTATGCAGATATTGGAATTGTAATTTTACACAAGCTCTTGAGAAAATTTGGGAACTGATGCCTGATAAGAAAAACTTGGAGATCAAACCTAAACAGATCAGGATGCTGACAAGGAAGGAATATGATTTACTTACCAAAATTCAAGTAGTAGTACGTCCTTGGAGAGATTATGATTATGCATATTGGGAGAGTTATGGTATTACTAAGAAATGGCTTAAATATGCTGAGGTATATCCAATATCACATAAGATTGTCACTAAATGGGAGAAACAGGGAGGAAAATCTCAGAAATATATATTTACTGCTGATTCCTATGCTTATTGTTTTGTCGAGAGAAAAGAAGGCAACCTGTCATTGAAAATATATCAGCCTTTCAATACAAAAGGTTTTAAATGGTGCAGTAAGATGGACGGCAGTGTGGTAAGCCTATGGACAAAGGTTCCTCAAAAAGGAGATAAAATAGTTATCTGTTCATCTCTCAAGGATGCATTATGTCTCAGTTGTCAGCTACATATACCAGCAATTGCACTCCAGGGAGAAGGTTATAATATATCTGAGACAGCCCAAAAGGAGTTAAGGAGAAGATTTAAGAGAGTATATATCTGTTTTGACACTGACAAACCGGGAATCCAAGACAGTACAGCTTTGGCTGAGAAAACAGGATTTACTAATATCATACCTGATTTAGGGAAATCTAAAGACCTGAGTGATTATTACAAGTCACTTGACAATAAAGAGGACTTCAAACAATTGGAAAAATTATTTTATTAATATGAAAGAGACAAAAAACAATCGTAAGGAGGCTTATGCTATCATTAAGGAGTGCTGCCTTCAGGAAGAAATTAAACAAGCTTTTGGTAAAAACTTCACACAGGTATCCAACAAAGACTTGTGGGAGTTTATTAACGATAATGTTGACATAGTTGATGAAAAATCTGTTGAGGAAATCTATGATGACATTAAGGCAATGGTTGAGGTGAACATTCTGAAAGCCAATGACCTTGATGCCTTGGTAGAGCTGCTTACAGAGTTATCTGCACGCTTGAAAGAGCTTGCAAATTAATGTTAGTGTTTTATTAATTATTTGATTTGTTAGTAAGGAGTGGGATAGTGATATTCTGCTCCTTTTTTTTATTTATTGCAATGACCATAGAAGAATACTTTGGTGATTGGTGTCAAGTAATTGATGTTAACTATGCAGAAAGACTGCATAGAAACATTCTAAGGGATAAACACTTACTCTGTCCTCTGCCTAAAGATATATTCAAAGCTTTTCATCTGTGTCCTATTAAAGAGTTAAGGGTGGTGATATTAGGGCAGGATCCATACAATAATTTTAAAGACAATAAGCCGGTAGCTACAGGAATAGCTTTTGGTAATTATCCTCAGTCAGATGGTATTTATTCACCGTCCTTAGAGGTTCTAAGGGAATCTGTTATAGATTTCACCATGCCACATTTAGAAGTTAACTTTGACTGGAGTTTGGAGAAGTGGGAGAAGCAGGGAGTGTTGTTATTAAACTCAGCACTTACTTGCAGCAGGGAACTACCAGGTTCACACAGCACTTATTGGAGATCTTTCACCAAATCCTTACTTATAAACCTATCAAGATATACCACAGGTATAGTCTATGTCTTATTGGGTAGTACAGCTCAGAGTTTTGAGCAGTTTATCAATCCCATGACAAATCACATCATCAAGGAAAAACATCCTTCTTGGTATGCAAGACAAAAGACAAGAATGCCATCTGATATATGGAGAAAAGTAAATAAGATTCTCATAGGTCAGAATGGATATGGTATAAAATGGTATGATGAACATTGTTAATTTTATAAATAATGGCAGTAAAATATTTTATTAAAGATTCCAACGAGGAAATCAAGTTTGGTGAGAGAATTGGTCTTTCCTATGAGAAAGAGCGTGAGTGTGGTGCTGAGAGTGCCTATATGGAGTTTGAGTTTGTCCCAGAACTTGTTGATATGCTCCTTAATGATGAGGTAATTATCAAAAAGGAGATTAAGTCTGAAGATATGACTGCTAAGGATAAAAAAGAAGAGGAAGAGGCAACAATGGAGTTTCTTGATAACATGATTAATGCAATGGAGGAGCTCTTTGGAAAGTATGATGCTTTGTCCAACAGAGTCAAATCTCTTGAAAATGAAATCAAGGCACTTAAGAAGAAACCAATTCCTGCTAAGAAAGTAGCACGTAAAGTAGAGGTGAAATCATGACAAAGGAAGGTAGAATACAGAATGTTTCTCCTAAAGTTTACAATGGAGTTACTTACAGGTCAACCCTTGAAGCAGAGACAGCTGAAGTTTTGGATAAACTTGGCATCCCATTTCAATATGAGATCAGGAAGATTACTCTATTTGAGGGATTCAGATGCCCTTTTCAGAAGGATAAGGTAATAGCAATAACCTACAAGCCAGACTTTGAAATTGGTAACATTATGCTTGAATGTAAAGGCTTTGAGACTCCTGAATGGAAACTAAAGAAGAAACTTCTGTATAAATACCTTATGGAAAATGAGCCAAACACAGTCTTTTATCAGACACATGATGCAAAGAAATCCCTCCTTGCTGTCCTTGATAACCATTGGGATGATTTTAATTTATCGTTAAAAGTTACTTCAAAGGGAACAAAGAGAAAGCCCTCAGAGGTTTATTACTTCAGTTCCATTAAGGAGGCTATGTCTTCCCTTGCTCTTATAGGTAAGAATCTTGGACCTATATTAAGGTCCCTAATGGGAGAGAAAGAATACATTTATGGATATAATTGGACATTAATAACAAAATAAAATGATTGAAAAAGAACTATATGACATTAGCTGGAAAGTGGATGAGCCAACATACCGTCAAGACCCAGCATTAAGCTATTCCACATTGGCTACTTATGAGAGGACTGGTTTTAATGGGTTGGATCATCTGTTTGACAAGAAAGAGAGTCCTTCGTTATTGTTAGGTTCAGTTGTAGATAGTATAATTACAGGAGGTGAGGATGAGTTTAATGCCAGATACATTGTCAAGGACATTAATATAAGTGATAGTGGTGAAATGATTGCCAAATATTTTGCTGCAGAACCTTATCCTTATGAATCTTTCTTGGATATTCCTCAGGATGTAGTATCATCTGCTGCCAAGTCACTTGGTTTTTGGAAAGCTGACAAATGGGATTCACGCAGATATAATGAAGTAATGAAAACTGGTGACATCCTTGATTATTATGATACATTACTTCATGCAGACAAGACTGTAATCACTAAGGAGACTTTTGATACAGCCTTAGCTATGGTTAAGGCCCTCAGAGAATCCCCTTCTACTTCAGGGTATTTTGCAGAAGATGATGAGTTTTCATCTGTCAGAAGATACTATCAACTTAAGTTTAAAGCTAAGTTTGGTGATGTAACTTATCGCAATATGGCAGATTTGATAGTAGTAGATTATGATAAAAAGATAGTCTACCCTACCGATCTTAAGACTAGTAGTCACACAGAGTGGGATTTTGAGAAGAGCTTTCTTGATTGGTCTTATATGATTCAAGCAAGACTTTATTGGAGGAATATCAGAGCTAACATGGATGCAGATCCATACTTCAAGGATTTTGTCTTAGATGATTACAGGTTTATTGTAGTAAACAAGGTAACACTTACACCCTTGGTGTGGAAATTTCCTCTTACAAAGACTATGGGCACCTTAGTTGATGATAAAGGCAATCTATATAGAGACCCTTTTGAGATTGGCAAGGAACTTAGAGGTTATCTTGATTTAAGACCTCAGGTACCTAATGGTATTAATAAGGATGGAATAAATATCATTAAATGTCTGAAGCCTTATGAAGAAGTATAAATCAGATTTTCCTGTGATAAATGAGGATATGACCATGTCTACAGAAATGTCTGAATATGAAGACAATTTTGAAGATTATCGTGAAATCTTAAACATCTTCAAGAATATATTGGAAGACCAGCAAGCAGGTCTTGCCCTTATGAAAAGATATTTACAAGTAATTGAATATAAATTAAACAAGCAATGAAAATTAAAATTTTAGAGAAATCATTAGGTTGTTTACCTCAAGAATTTGAAGTTGGAGAATGGTATGACCTCAAGACAACCGAAGAAATTAGTTTAAGAGCACCTCAGGCAAACAATAATATGAACTATTAAACCTTATGAACTATGATTAAGAAACTCTTAAGAAAGCTATTCAAAGATAACTCCATTTCATTCAAGCAAGGATTTGAACTGACAG